GTTCCTCCATACGGTTCATCAACTCATTAATCTGAATATCTGCCTGTAGCGCCGTGGCATCAGGACGTAGAAATTCCACATCACCCTCATCACCAACAAACACCATCTCACCTGGGCGATATTCAAACTCTTCTACAGTGTTACCCTTGATCTTAATAACTGGATAAGCAATGAGATCAAATACATCTGCCTTTAGATTCTCTAAATGGTCAATGCGATATTGTAGTCCCACAAGTTGATCTAATGGACCCTGAGCCCATAGGTTCTCAGGACGTAGACGCCACCCACAGTGATACATGGGTTTACCACCCAACCAGTTATCATTCTCCTTCATACGAAGTACAAACATACGATCAATAATAGTAATAATTTGATTCTTGTATAACTTCTGTGAGATAGGATCATAGATGTTACCCCAGAACTCTAAGAGTTCAACCATATCACTATCTAGGTAATCATCAATAGAACCAAATCCATCAATTGATAGGTTGGTACTCTTACGCATCTCTGGATCATCACGTAACTCACGACGGTATTGCATTACCTTAGCAATTACAGCCTTATCATATTTAAGACTAGGTTTAGTCTCTACATCATTTAGTAAGTCACCAACACTCTTAAGCATACGACGTACAACAGGGCTATTGTCAAAGGTATCACTAACAGGATTCATGACAATATCACCTGGGTCTAGGCGATAGGCTTTAGGGCCAATGTAACGAACAGTTGTACCTACAATGTCACGAACGTAGTCATGTGTAACAAACACATTACCCTGGTCAATATAGTCATAAACCATTTGACTAACTAAAAGCTGGAAGTTACTAGCCTTCAGTTTCTGCTTCATATAATTAATAATTGCAGCACGTTTCTTAACTAGCTCTGGAGTCTTATCTGTAGACTCCCAATAGAACCAATCTTCATTAGGAAACAGAGCAGCCATGTAATTAGCATGTAGGTTATCACGGATTTGAGTTAGTTTAGGAGTGACTGTACTATTCTTCCAAGGGAGTTTACTATTGCTAGTATCCCTGGTGCTAGTGGCAAATAGGTAGTTACGTAACTCTTGCTTATCACTCTTCCAAGGGATACGTGCTGAGTCCCACTTAACCCACATATCAGCAATCTTCACTGCCAATACATCTTTGTCATACGGTGTTTGAAATACGTTATTCATGCGAATTGAACCCCACCCCACTTAGAATGATATACAACATTGTTTTTCTTCTTAGCCCATGAGTTATGTGATACAGATGGTTTAGCAATATCAATACAAGCGGCTAAACAATCCTTAACGTCATCGTGTTCACTATTTGCAAATACCAACTCTTCTTCAAGGATCTGGCAATTACCACCCTTGTAATGCCAAATCATATTGTTGCTATAGCGAGGTTCTAGTGTTGCAGCAATTCGTTCAGCCTTATTCATACTTGGTGGAGGATAGTATTCATCCACTGTGAATACAACTTGTTGACTACGCATATGTTCCTTAAACTGTTGGATGATTAGACGTTGAGCACCTACAGCCTCTGCCCTCATCTTCTTAAACTTCCACTTACGATAGGTTGCTTCAGCCTTAGTATACATCTGACTAATCTTATTAGTTTTAAATCTCTCAATATCTAAGATGTAGTAGTTACTATCTTCATCAACACCTACAACCATAATAACAGTGAAGTCAGCAGTATTATGAATTGAGTAAGCAAAGTCCATAGCAGCATAAACAGTTAATGACTTATCACCTACATACCAACTACCACTGATATTCTCTAGGTTCTCTCTATTATAGTATTGAAACTTACCCTTATCAATTTGTTGAGTTTCTACTGAGTTAGGGTTGTTGTAATATTGAGCATAGAACTGAGTAACGTCTAGATACTTAGCCTTCTTACGAGCTAGTTCCCTCTCATCAAAACCAAAGGTCTTACCGTCACTTCTGCGTTGCTTAGGCCACAGGAACTCACCATTGGTCTCTACTACACGTTCAAATGTTTCATACACTGCAACTTCAACATCATCCTCTTGCTTCTCATCAAAGTAGAACTCAACCATTTCCATAATGTCTTTATACAAATCATTAGGATGGTAACGAGTACCTACAACCCATTCCTTAGCACCTGTAGTTTGAATAGAGGCTAGTTGACTATATAAAGACTTAACCTGATTACGTCCAGTCTCGGTATAGGCATTATTAGGTACTACCAAGTCATCTAGACATGCCACATTGCAATGCAGCCCTGTAAGGTTACTGGTAATACCTGCTGCTTTAACAGTGGCATCGCGTACACGTTCTAGTTTACGTTGTGGGTGATCTACAGAGATCTCATCTGCTGTCCACCTCTCACGACCATTGTCACTAACATTTACCATCTCAGGCCAATAGAAGCGATATTCATCAGAAGTAAGAATATCCTTGATGAACTTTAATTGCTTCTCTGCAAGATCCGCTGTAGCTGATACATACAATATAGTAGTGCTAGGATTCTTAGTAATTTCCCAGGCCACACGGTAAGCAATACAACGACTCTTTTTATGATCTCTAGGAAGGAGTACAAGTTGGTTATCCTTTGCAGTTTCTCGTGTCCACCAAGCAAACAACTCCTCATGCACTGCTCCCCACACCTCTTGTGGTGCAACGAGCTTTACAAAGGTATAGAGGTCTTGCTCTGCCATCTTGCAGATTGCCTCTTTAGTTGTTACTGGTTTCTTTGCCACTAGCCATTACCCTTCATCTGGTTACCACTTGTTTTAGATACAGAACGATTAGTGGTTTTACTCTGTACACGTAAGTTACTACGACCATTAGTGCCACCACGCTTTAATGGTGTCTTGTGATCTACATCTTTACCATCAAAAGGTTTAACCTTACCTTCTGCTTCTAGTTGTCTACGTGCTTTCTTACGTGCCCTGTTGTTAGCCATTTGTTCTGGCTTACTGTGGTACTTATCACGTTCCTTTTTATAGTCACGTTTTCCGTTGGTCATGAAGGGCATTATTTCTTCCCCACAACAAAGAGACGCTTCATGTCTTGAGCAATCTTGTCAGAGTCACTAGGAAGCCCTACAACGGGTTTATCCACCTTAGGTCTACCTACCCCCTTGCTACCCTTGTAAGTCTTCTCTGCGAGCCATTTAGCGGCTGCTGTGCCCCCTGGCTGCTTTGAGTGTTCCTTCATGGTGTCAATTGCTTGACTTGTTAGGATTGCCTCTACTTCCTCTGCCCACTGGTTAATTGCTTCAGCGTGCTTCTCCCTTACCTTCTTCCACTTATCCCATGAACCAGCTAATGCAATTGCAGGTTTATATTCACTGGGATCTAGGAAACTTACATAAGTGTCATGCCAAGTATCATTCATTTATGCCCATACCCTAACAGGAGATTGAGGAACTACGATAAAGGGGGTTAGTGCTTCAACTTGAACTGTAGTGAGTGTACCCCGTAGGTTTACATGCCACCCATCAATAGGTGCCATCTCTGGGTTATCTTCAATAAGATTACCTGTAGGTTTATAAATAGTACCAACAACATCCATTAAAGCATAGTACGTAGACAACACTTCAATAGACTGTTCTTCATCTGTAAACTTAAGGCATAGGTCTACAAATACTAATTCTACAAATACTTCTACTTCAGCAATAACTTCAGGAATTACCTCAGGAATTACCTCAGGAATTACCTCAGGAATTACCTCAGGAATTACCTTAGGAACCACTTCAATACTTTCACTCATTTGGTAATCCTAACTAGATCAGTGTCTGCAAGACGAGTTGGGTAATAGGAGATGCGGGCGATGTGGCCGTTTAGGAAGTTACTGGGCGCTTGGGTCGCACCCAGGTTCATTTGCGTCACCGCCGGTATTGCGGCAGATGTGTCTGTGGTTCCAGCCACGCCGTCCTTGGCGTAGTTAACATCGTTGAGCTTGTAGGTAAAAACAAGTTTTGTCGTCCCGCTTGTGTAGGCGGGATAGAAGCCAGCAACAACGCTACCTGCGACTTTCATTTCCACATTCAACACATTAGCGGCTGCGTTAATTGCAGGTTGAATGTTGTTATTCGTGGTGGCGTCGTTTATGGAAAACAGCATTGGGAAGCCTGTGCTGTAATCGCTCGGGATACCGCCTTCAAAGTAAACCGCACCCTCAGTTTGGTTGTACCAATTGCTGAAGTTTGCCCCCGTCATGGTCGCTACATCAGCGGCACGGGTTAGCGCAGTGGTGGTGGTTGGGATGTAACTGGTGGGGAATACGCCTGCTTCTAGTTGGGCGCCCCAGATGTAGACACCGCTGGTTCCATCGCCGGTGTAAATACCTCCAAGCGTTGGGTTCAACAATTGCGATCTGTTAACCGCATTTGTTGTAGTTTGCGCCGTATACGCAATCCATACCCGTGACACACCGTTGCTGTAGTTAATAGAACCATGTCCAAGATAGCCGCCTGTCGTGATAACAGAAGAGATCTCTTTGGTCCTCGGATTAAATATAAAAGATGTAGTTGCAGCAAGGGCAATTCGATGGTAATAGTTTCTGTTAGCGCTTGGGCCATCCTTAACAAACACACTAAAGCAGTAAACCGCCCCTACTGTTGCCGGGTAGTTTCTGTCACCCGCGTAATGCTCACCTAAAGTTTCTGTTTCGTAAACTAGATCCATTGACATTGTGTTGTCAGGGGCCAATGATGAGTCTGCAGTAACGGCCGTTCCGGTTGATGCCGTTGCTATATCGCTGTTTAGAGTTAAGTTGGTCCGTTGCTCTTCAATCAACAAACCCTTGCAAGCCAGCGTCACCGGGTCGTAGTCAAACCGTGGGCCATAGTAGGCCGTAGAAGCTGGTGCAGCAGCGGGGTTATAAACGTATGGGTCCAGCGAGGCAGAGTCTGAGAGTTGAGCACCCCAGACGTAGATGCCGGAGGTTCCGTCGCCGGTGTAGGTTAGCCCACCGCCAGAAGTTCCAGAAGTAGAGATATAGTAAACAATTAGCGCAGTGCCATTAGCTTGCGCTGAAGTGGTGACAGAACACCGATACCAATTATTACCTACAGAAGTAATAGACGCAGTAGATAGCTCACCACCCAAGACTACTGCACCCCCATTTCCAGACAATGTAAAACCAACTGTTTGGGCTAAGCTGTAAGCTGTACCGCCAATAGCGACAGCCAAAAACCTTCCAGCCTCTGCTGCTCTTGCGTAAATTGAATACGTATACGGAGCACCTACAATTAAAGAAGTCGTGACAATATTTGCTGAATGGGAGCTTGTCGCCGCACTTTCAACCAACTTATCCGCCGTCACCGATCCATCGGGTGCTGGGTACATCACTGCTTTGGCGGTGTTAGTC